AGGGCATCATTGAGGCGTTTGAGCTGCTCGGGCTCAAGCTTTCCGGCCAGTTCGCCCACGATTTCGCGGACAGCCTTGGCCTTGTCCTCGTCTTCCATAATGTCCACGACCTCACCGGTGTTGGGATCGACCTTGTGCAGGTCGATAATCGCCTGCGCCAGATCCACTTCCTTCTGCTCGATTTCGGGGTCGCCGTCTTTGACGTGCTGCTTGTTCTCGGCCATAGGTGTCCCTCCTTCTGGCTGTTTGATGTTCTTGTCCGCGACAATCACGTCCGGGCCTGCCCGCCCTTCTTCCACCAGGGCGACGTGATTGCCGCGTATGTTCCGCATGACAAAATCGTAGCTGATCCCTTCGTGGACACCGGGCGTCCAGTCGGGATCATAACGATACGCGCAGGAGAGCTCCCGATATGCGCCGCTCTCCACCGCATCAATGGCTTTTTTGTCCCAGATGGTCAGCGGCGCATCCACATAAGGCGCATTCCAGACCACTTCCGTGCCGACACTCCCTACCCGGGTCAGCTTTTGGGGATCGTCCGCGCTATCCACATGGTGCTCGATATGCAGCGGCAGTCCTGCCCATGTCGTCAGGCTTTTTTGCAGTTCGTCCGGGTCACGGAAGCCGTAGTAGATTTTTTCCGGGTCAAGCCCCCGTTGCTGCCAACCGGGAATTTCACGGCCATAATAGGGGTTGACTACGGCCTTTGTGATATGACTTGCCCCCACATGCATGTAACCGTTTTCGTCCACACTGCGGACGCTCGGCTGGGCGTCGAAGGTCATGTTTTTTTCACGCATGTTTTCACTCTCCGGAAATGGGGATAATTGATCTGTAGGTGCAATTGCAGTTGCAACTTACGGTTTTTTCTGCTATATACCATCCTAAAGCCGTTTGGAGGTTATATACATGTCCCGTAAAATCGACAGCGCGGTTATCGACTACGCGTGCGATGCGGTACGTAGAGGCGTCTTGCTGAAAACGCTTGCGCAAGAGCTCC